TAATTTCTAATCCTAAAGATAGTCAAGGCGTAAGTTCTCCTATAATGTTCGCTAAAAACAGTAATACTATAGGGACACAGTTTGATGGTTTTAAAGCTACAGCTAGTCTTGGTGAAATAAGTATAGTAACATAGCATTATGAGTTGGACAAAAGCAACACTTACTACCGCAATACAAGACTACATTGAAAGTACAGAAAGTAGTTTAGTAACTAATATTCCTAATTTTATAAAAAGCACAGAAGAAAAAATATTAAAATCTGTTCAACTTGACGTTTTTAGAAAAAACGTTACAGGTACAAGTACAGCTAGTAATACATACTTGACTATGCCTAGTGATTTTTTAGCTCCGTTCAGTTTAGCACTTATAGACGCTAGTAATAACTACAATTATTTAAAACTAAAACATGTAACTTTTATACGTGATTATCAACCAGCTGAAGCAACTACAGGCACACCTAAATACTACGCTGAGTTTGATCAAGACAGCTTTATACTAGCACCTACACCGAGCACCGATTTCACATTTGAATTACATTATTTTTACCGACCAGCTTCTTTAACTGCTGGGGGTGACAGTGGTACAACTTGGTTATCTACTAACGCAATGAATGCTATGTTATATGGTTGTTTAGTAGAGGCTTGTACTTACTTAAAAATGTTTGAAAGCATACCTGTATATGAACAAAAGTATCAAGAAGCTTTAGCTATGCTCAAAAACTTAGGTGAGGGCAAAGATACCAGAGATCAGTATAGGTATGATGAAATAAGGAGACAACCACAAGCATGATAGAAATAGATACTAAAGGAGGACTTGGTGATATAGGCGTAGCGACTACAGAATATAAAGGTCACAGTCCTGAATTTTGGGCGGAACGTTGCACACTTAGAATATGTGGTATATCAGAAAACGCAGCACCTCATATACGACAACAAGCTGAAGCATATAGACTAGCTATTTATGAACAAGTATTATATCATATTAAACAAGCAATCAACAGTCAGGTTGTGACCATAAACGGTGAACTCACCTCACAAGGTCATGAAGACATGGCTAAGATAATAAAGGAGCTTTAAAAATGGCAATTACATCAACATTAACAACTAGTTTTAAAAAAGAACTTTTAGAAGCCACACATAACTTTTCTGCTTCTGGAGGCAATAGTTTTAAACTAGCTTTATTTACTAGTTCAGCGTCACTAGATGCTACTACAACTGCATACTCAACTTCTAATGAAGCGAGTGGAACTAACTATACTGCAGGAGGAGCAGCACTGACTAATGTTGATCCAACTACAGGTGGTACTACTGGGTTTACAGATTTCGCTGACCTCACTTTTAGTAACGCTACGGTTACTGCTAGAGGTTGTCTTATTTATAATGACACCAATAGTGATAAAGCAGTAGCAGCAATCGACTTTGGTGGAGATAAAACATCTACCGCAGGTGATTTTACTATAGTTTTCCCAGCAGCAGCAGCAAGTACAGCGATTATACGTATAGCCTAAAATGTCTCAGTACCTAAATGGCTGGGGGCGTGGTACTTGGGGACAACTTGATTGGGGTCAATCATCAGTTCCTCTTGAAATAACCGCACCAGCAGCAGGATCAGTAGGTACACCAGTTGCAACAGTAAATGCTCAAGCTATAGTATCAGTAGCTGGAGTTACTGCCAGTTTAGGTAGTGTAACTGTTACTATTCAAGCTGACGCTAACGTAACCCCCTCAACTCTATTAGCAGCAGGTAATCTAGGTACAGCTACAACAACTTCAGTAAATAATATAAGCGTAAGTGGACTTAATGGCACTTCAGCTTTAGGTACGGCAACTTTATCAACAAACAATAATTTAGGCGTTTCTTTAGATTTCGCTGAGGGACTTTTAGGAAGTGCTTCACCAGTTAGTAATAATAATTTATCAGTTTCTGGTTTTAGTGGTACGTCAGCTCTAGGTACAAGTTCAGTCAGTACAGTAAATAACGTTTTTGTAACTGGTCTCTCTAGCACTTCTTCTTTAGGAACAGTCACTACAGTTTGTAAAGCAAACATAGATATAACAGGGGTTTCAGCGACAGGATCTGTAACCGATGTATTAGTATGGGGACTTATAGATGATACACAAACACCTAATTGGGAAGAAGTAGCTTAACTTTTATGAAAAAACAATTTATAATAAATTTGCACGGAGAAAAACATGGCAACATACGTAAATGATTTAAGGTTAAAAGAGATAGCCACAGGTGATGAAGCAGGGACTTGGGGAACTTCTACTAACACAAATCTAGAATTAATTGCTGAAGCTTTTAGTTATGGTACAGAAGGTATTACAACTAACGCTGATACTCATAGTACTGAAATAGCTGACGGTTCTACCGATCCTGGCAGATCAATTTATCTTAAATACACAGGTACTCTTGATAGTGCTTGTACTATTACCATCGGTCCAAATACAGTATCAAAACTTTGGTTTATTGAAAACGCTACATCTGGCTCACAAAATATTATTATTTCGCAAGGTAGTGGTGCAAACGTCACTATACCAGCAGGAGATGTAAAAGTAGTTTATTCAGACGGAGCAGGTTCAGGAGCAGCAGTAGTAGACGCTTTCGCTAGTCTCAACGTTGTTGATTTAAAAGTAGAAGACGACCTTACAGTTACAGATGATTTAATTGTAAATGGTGATATAGACTTAGAAGGCAACATGGATGTCAATGGTACTCTTGAAACAGATGCTATTTCTATTGATGGAACTACAGTCACATCTACCGCAGCAGAACTTAATATTCTTGACGGTGTTACTTCTACAGCAACTGAGCTTAATATTTTAGATGGTGTCACTAGTACAACAGCAGAATTAAATATTTTAGATGGTGTTACTAGTACAACAGCAGAGCTTAATATTCTCGATGGTGTTACTAGCACCGCAGCAGAACTTAACATTTTAGACGGAGTAACAGCTACCGCAACAGAACTTAATTATAGTGATGGAGTAACTTCCAATATACAAACTCAACTCAATACAAAAACCTCAACAGGTAAAGCCATTGCCATGGCTATAGTATTCGGATAATTTAGGAGAAAAATATGGCATCAGTAAATATAGTAAATGTAACATCCATTTTACCATTCACAATAAATGGTGCAGTTACAACTTCTAATCAGGACATTATAGATGTAGCTTCTGATAAATTATATAAAATAAACACAATATTAATTGCAAATGTAGATGGTACAAACGCAGCAGATATAAGTGTTTCAATATCAACTGATAATGGCAGCACATCTCGTGCTATAGCTTCAACTATTTCAGTACCAGCAGACTCAACATTATCTTTATTATCTACTACTGTTTATTTAGATGAAACAGATATATTAAAAATAGTTGGTAGTGCTAATAGTGATTTAGAATATACAGTTTCTGGTGAAATCTTAGATGATGCGTAAGGAGTTAAAAGATGGCTCACTTTGCAGAACTTGATAGCAATAACAAAGTAATACAAGTAGTTGTAGTATCTAATGATGATATTAGTGCTAATGGTGGTGACTACTCATCTGAAGCTGAAACTTATGTTTCTAATTTAATACCACATTCTGAACACGGTGTTGCATGGAAACAAACTTCCTATAACAATAATCAACGCAAACAATATGCAGGTATAGGTCTTATTTACGATCCAGTAAAAGATAAATTTATTTTGCCACAACCTTTTAACTCTTGGACGTTAGATTCTAATGATGATTGGCAAGCACCTGTAACTTATCCTAATGTAGATGAAGTTGACTCTAACCCTGTTTCAATAACTTGGTATGAACCTAATCAAGAATGGATAGGTAAAACTTATACAGGTGTGCATTTACAAACAGAAACAGACTATGTGTGGAATGCAAGTAGTCTTGAATGGAATGAGGTTTAATTATGTCAGATGGTAACGGTGGAATTATTGGTCCAGATAATGATCCAACAACAAGCACTCAAAGTGCAGTAATAACTACTTTTAATTCTAGTGGTACTTTAACCACAGCAACACATACAACATCCTTACAATATTTAATTATTGCAGGTGGTGGAGGTGGTGGAGGTCACCCTGAAGCTCCAACATTTACTGTAGGCTCTAGAGGTGGAGATTCTTCTATAGCAGGAACTCCTATTACAACTGTAACCTCAACTGGAGGAGGTGGTGGTGATACAGGTTATTTTGTACCTAATCCTGGAACACAACCTGGAGGTTCTGGTGGTGGCGGAGGTCGTTATGCTACTGGTAGTGGTACTGCAGGTCAAGGATATGATGGAGGTGCTGGTAGAAGAGCAGCACATGGAGGCACAGACCTTTCTGGTGGTGGAGGTGGTGCAGGTGCTGTAGGACAAGATAATGTACCTCATCATGGTCAACCAGCAGGAGCTAAAAGTGGAGATGGTGGTGACGGAGTTTCATCATCAATAACAGGCTCAGCCGTAACTAGAGGTGGCGGTGGCGGTGGTTCAAGTGTATATTTTGCTGTTACTCCAACAGGGTCAGGAGGTTCTGGTGGTGGTGGTAATGGTGGAAATCCAGGAAATACTGTTTCTGGTGGAACTGCTAATACAGGTGGTGGTGGAGGTGGTTGGACTACTACTGCTACTAATTTCCAAAACTTCGGAGGTGGGGGAGGAGCTGGTGGTTATAGATGTTCTGTTCCAGGAGAAAGCTCTGGTGGTGGTGCCTCGGCTGAATCTGCACTTACCGTTGTGGGTGCAACAAACTATACAATCACCGTAGGAGCAGGAGGAGCAGGAGCAGCAAGTCCAGCAAGTACAAATGGTGGTTCTGGAGTAGTTATCACCAAAGAACCTGAAGTAAGTTTTGTTTCTGGAGCATCTGGAGTCTGGAGTTTAGACGAAGTTTACGACTTCGTAAAAGCTGGTACCTGGACAAATTAATTACACTATAAAAAATGAATCTTAAATGGTACTACTGGTATTTTAAATCAGCCATACCAGAAAGAATATGTGATGAAATAGTAAAATACGGTAAAGAGCAGGATAAACAAATAGCTATAACAGGCAATTCTCAATCAGAAAATCTTAGCAAAGTAGAACTTAAAAATATACAAAAGAAACGTAAATCCGATGTTGTTTGGATGTCTGATAGATGGATATATAATGAAATACAACCTTATGTACGTCAAGCAAACGCACTTGCTGAATGGAATTTTGAATGGGATTTTAGTGAAGCTTGTCAATTTACTGAGTACAAAAAAGATCAATTTTATGACTGGCATTGTGATTCGTATGAAGAACCTTATAACCAACCAGATAATCAAAACGTACACGGCAAATTAAGAAAACTCAGTATGACTATATCACTTACTGACCCTGAAGAATATGAGGGTGGTGATTTAGAGTTTGATTTTAGAGATACTGATAAAGGTTCACAACCAAGAATATGTGAAGAAATAAGAAAGAAAGGCAGTGTAATCGTTTTTCCTTCTTTTGTTTGGCACAGAGTTACACCTGTAACTAAAGGAACACGACACTCTTTAGTGTGTTGGAATTTAGGATACCCTTTTAAATGATTACTGAATTAAAAAACCCTTTAACAGAAGACTACAAAAATTTAAAAAACCTAGTTACAGGAAATAATTTTCCTTGGCACTATCTTGAAAAAACTGTACCTACAGCAGATGGAGATGATATGAGTATGTTTTACCATTGTCTTTTAGGTAGACCTGCACATGAGATAAATGGATT